GTTACGATTACACACGTTCTATAGTTCATTTGACACTCCACCCGGAGCATCTATGTACATTTTGCAAAGCCTATACTAACTCATAATAAACAAAAGAGGTTCGTATGGTATCCATATACAAAATGAAATTTTGCTAACCATCAGATTTCAAACTGGGAGTGATTTAACGTCTCGCTTGGACGGGCTGGTAGAGCATCTAGATACTCAAGCATTGCACACGTGAAAGGTGTAACAGTAGCGCGGGTCATGTAATCATACACAGCCTTCTCACTACCAAAATGCGATTCACGAATGCGCCATCTCATACCAGTATAGGTAGCAGATATCAAGTCTACAGCGGGAGCTATAGCACGTAATCCTGCAAACCACCTGGACATTTGAGTCTTGGCTTTATGCCTTTGTTTGTCAGACCTTTTAACTTCAACTATGAGATATATATTCCTATGTCCAATAATACCTTGGAACACAAGATCTAATTCTCCAAATAGGAAGAGTGGGTAATCTTTACCAACTTGAGTTAATGGTACATCCTCCACAGCATGTGCATATTGTGCTTCTGCTATGTGAGATAAGCTTGACTCATCACCTGATTGCCTAGTGTAAACGATTTCGTCCTCTCCTTCAGCTTCAACGCTATCGGGAGAGTATTTCACATGCCAATTACGAATGTGATCATCGTAACTCCAATCCAACAATTCACATAAATGCGTGATATCATTGTCCTGGGCAACCTTCTTGATTTGTTTACGTCTTTCCTCATAAATTTCCTCACCATGTCCGAACCATTCGCGCAGTGCTGTATCCAAGTTTTGGGCACATGCTTGTTCAGGTGTTAGTGGGGCTCCTTTTGGACGCATGTAGCAATGTAATGACTTAAAAATCGACTTCTCGAGCAACGCGCCAACATGAACACCTAATTTAGGGTGATAAATGCTTTTACGTTTAAGAAATTCAAAATCCTCGACATCCAAATACGGTACAAGTTCACTAGTCTTGTCTGGCATAGTATAAATTTGTCCATGCTTTCCAAGAAATTCAGAGCAACCTTTGATGTTAAACAATGGATGTGTGGGAGCCACACTTCCAATATTGTCATCACCATAAGTCATTATGTGTACCACCTTTCGGAAATCTTCACTGCGATCATATACGCTAAAGAAAAAACTCCTAAGGTTAAGACATCCGCAAATTCCATTAAGGACAGCGGTGAGAGAGTTTCCACTGATATGAGTACCAGTGGTCAAGCCAACCAAATCGCCATTAAATGCAATTAACGAATAAACTAAATCACCCGTCATAGCTTTCATGGCTACGATATCCTGTTCATTGTAATCACACTCCTTAGCAATATCAATTAAGATGCGTAGGGCTGCGAGTAACAATTGACTCGGAATCTTTTGGTCATATTTACCATAATCTCCTCCAAAAATCCTGTCCGTTCCAAAGTGGGTAACATGCTTATAAAAAGCATCCCATTCTGGTCCATAACAGTTAATTCCAACGGCACATTCAGATACCAAGGGATTCATTTGGAGAAAGCGAAGAACTGGGAGATAGTATTTCCTCACCAAGAATGTAAGTGCGACGGGATTGCCATAAAAGATACGGCACTTCTCCTTCGCAACTGGCAAGATTTCATCTTTCTTACAAGCTTTGGCAATAGTAAAGGCTCTCAATCCCTCTTTGTAAAGAGACTCGACGCGATTGATTTCGTCCTGAATAAACGGGTCGAATTCGCGATTGCACGGTTTGTCGGGTGTAGGCTCATTCTCTATAATAAAGCGGCGCTTTTTACCACCCAACGGGTAACCCACTGATGTGTCTAATTTAATAGCATCAATGAACTTACAACCGGGGATACCATTCAGATTTTCATGGTCTGTTAATGGCTTCATCTTTGACCAATATGGCTGACGAACAAGATCCAATAAAGGTTTCTTGTAATCAACCACAGCCACGGCAATTAAGTCATGCGGCAACGATTCACCAGGGTGACTCGCATTGTTCAAACATGTGCTCCATCCAAACCAATCAGGATGGAATTTGGGTTTACCCCATATATTTGGTTGCCCACAGTGTTGTTCAACTGATTCCGAAATGGGTGTCCTGCGAACATCGGAAGTATAAGTCGAGCGTCCAACGCACGACCCATAATAGTCGAATTGATTTCCTTCAGGTAGGAAATTGATAGGGCTCTTGGGATGCACGGGTTCATTTGTGAGAACCGTAATGCCCAAGCACTGAGGTTCGAATTTAGAGTTAGAGCCAGTAACAAGTACTCCTTCGACTCTTTCCAATTCCGAAATGCCACGCAAAATTTGCTCCTGTGTAATTGTGCCTGCACAACCACGTGGAGTGCCAGCAATACCACCTAGATGGAAGCCGACAATTGCATTGCCTTTACCCTCAGATACCAACACAGCTCCGCATAAACCTGCGAAAGTGTTTTTTGATAGGGTAGTGTATTCGATGCCTTTAAATTGCTCGGCACCGTTGTTTGTGATCTTGGGTGTTCCTGCACCACAAAAATCCACAATTTCCCCTTGTTTATTACGCCACAGCATGCGGAATGCAAGCTTCTGAAGATCACCAACGGGAAAGTAATCAATTATATTCTTAAATGTGCCACCGCTTGGACAATAACATATCCTTAAATCAGTGTCAGGTATAAGATGTGACGCATGAAGATGAAGCGACGTTTCAAAGTAGCCACCACCAGCCTCAGGATTTTCCTTTCTGGCTTTAATATGAAGTACATCAGTTCCTTCAAAATAGTGGTTTGGCAAAACAACAACATTTGATCGTAAAAATAGCATATTCGCCATCAATACATTAGTGCCGTTGTCAACTGAAACATAGCGCAAATTCCTTGTGACAATATCAATAATAGCCTTTAATTCAAGACGTTTTGACTTATCACTCAAAGGTAGTGAACGCTGATAAACAGGACTCCAAACATCCTTTTCAGCATCACGCTGCTTTATTTCTTCTTCATTTTTGGGTTCAAGAGAACCATGTTGTTGCTGTAAACTTCGCCATCCTTTGTAAATCTTGGACAATACATATAGTGATGCCAATCCAATGGATGTGTAACAGATAGCCTTAGCATATTTATCACGAGCGTTACGAATAACAATAGGTAATGAATCATTACGCTCGCGAAGTTCATCAATGAGAAGCTTCTTGGTCAAACTTTTCTTAAATGTAAAACAGTACATGAACATAAAAAGATTTAACCAAATACACAACTTCCAACTCACAAATACAGTGAGGAAGATAAGTGTATAAGCAGACCAATAGAATTTAGTTAAATAACTCTTAACTTCTTCCTGATAATACCAGTTAACGAACTCAACAAAGTGCTCATTCTCTAAATATTTAACAGGCACAAGGCAAATCCAATCCCACTTCTCCAAAAATTTTGTAGTTTTTGTATACAAAGCGTTAGTGGCAACTTGCTCTATGCGATTTAAGAATCCATCAGTATCTTGCTTAAAGCGTCCAGTGACCAAGCGTTGAATGCGTCTAGCTGTTAAAACTGTCTGCAATCCAAATTGCTTGTCAAACTCAACATGGTGTGGGCAATAGCCAGCAATATGTGAACAACCTTCAGTGCTACAGAGAGTCAATTTCTTTTGTCTGTTGCGCATATTGTCCACTATACTAAACTGATTATCGCGGTGTGCTTTGAACATTTCGATAGCACACTGAATAGCCTCCAAAGCGGAGACATCTTTCATATCCTTACCATTGTGGTTAAGGTATGCGTATTTAGCAGTGTTAGACTCATCTTCCGGCTTAATCGCTCGCTCAATGCTTATAGTCCAAATATCATCAATGAGCGGTGGTGTGTAAACACCATCAACAGTGTAAAAATCACGAACCTTTGTCGAATCAACGCCACATGCCATACCTTTATCAAATCTTTGAAATTGAGGCTTGCATTTGACGGTGAAGACCAAGTGCATACGTCTCTGAATCGAGTAAGGATTATTCGAATAAGAGTGTGCATCAAGGCTTTTAACATTGGTTGTGACAACAACTATCTCAGGTTCCACAAAACACTTGCCTTTGGCTTCAAGTTCTGCCTTAGGTGCATAATACATTTGATTATTACAAATATCAATGATAGCACGTGTTGGTGGCTTCTCAACGAAATCGGATTTCTCATTAGCCATATCGTCTAAAATAGCGACAAGCTTATCTGAGGTCCAATTGGAGAAAAATTTATCACCTGGATTAAGGGCGGCTCGGTATTCCTTTTCAGTGGGTAAACCGGCACTAGCAAGTAGGAAGTCAACCATTTGATCGGCAAATGTTGTTTTTCCTTGATTGCTGTCACCATAAAACTCGCATGAGAAGGGTGCTCGTCTTATTCCGGAGCTGATTTTATTATTGATTAGATCATTTTTAATCGTCTTCATTTTCATCAGTTTATCGGATACGAGTTT